CATCCATAACCTTTGCGATCCCTGCCTTTTACCGGCTTATCAAGCATTGTGTATAAAAACGGTTTTGCCGGTTTTAATTCGGTGTATGTAATGCCTCTTACTTTCAGTATACCGAGGGCAGCGTTACGCACATTGTATATGGCTTGAAATTCCATCCCGGTATCAAAGAAAACAACCTCGTTAAGCGGTTTGTTTTCGTATATCAGCCGGAGGAGCATTGCCAAACTGTCCTTGCCCCAGCTTACAGAGGCCATATAATAAGCCATTTTTACCGCCTCCATATTGGTGAAATATAGGTAAACAGTTTTTCTGTTACCTTAAATTGGTTGCCCTTGTTTCTGTCGAGGGTGCGGGTAAAGGGCTTTTCCCACACGCACACAAAGTCCGGCGGGGCAGTCTGCTCACTTATGTAAACGGTGTGCCCGGTATCAGCAAGCAAACGCATTGCCTGCCAAAACTCTGTGCTGTTGAATTTCTCGTTATTGTAACCGGTGGTATTGTTATACGGAGGATCCGCATATACAACCGCCCCCGGCGGTATAGGTACTTGCTTATAATCACCGCAGACTATCTCGGCGCCGCCGAGCGTTGCCATATCTTTAAGCAGTGATCGCTTGCTCTGTGCGGCATAATTCGTGCCGCCCTTATTTCGTGCATATCCTCCAAACCATTTGCCGCCAAAGCTGCACCCAAAGCCCACAAAACCTGCAAGCACCGGATCTGCATCTTTATCGGCTCTTATGGCCTGGTACTGTTCCTCTGTTATCGTTTCCGGCAATTCATAACCCGCCTGCACACCTCTTAACATAGCAATCAAATACTTGTGCTTGTCATTTAGTATAATGCGGTCGTAGCCGGTAACTTTGCTTTCAACGGAGCAGCTACCACAGAAAAGGCTAACAAAGCAAGCCCCCCCCCCGTAGCGTTGAGGATCTGCGCCAAAGGTGTTGCTATACGGCTCTTGCCGCCTTGGTATCTCATTGAACGCTCCCCCCCCGTTAAGGGTGTTATTTATAATTTCGGCTATGTAGCGGGCTATGCGGCTTTTGCCTCCCATATACTGCATAGCCGAGCCTCCTAATCTTTCTTAAAGAATTTACCAACCCAACCATCGGCGCCAAGGGGCAAGCCCGGAGCCCACGGAACAGGGCGGCTCATTATTTCAACCGTTTTTGCAAGCATTGCCTCGCTGTCTGCAAACGGCCTTATATCAATTACCACCTCATCGTGTATGTGGAATATAACCGGCAGCCCCGCTGCCTCCAGGTGTTCAATAGCCTGCGCCAGACAATCACGGGCGATGGCTTGCACACAATTCTCCACGAGCTTGCCGCCGTAGGTTTCGATGCGTTTCCATTTCTTTGTGGTCTGGTCCATACCCATATACGATATTGAGGGGTTGCCCCATTGGTTTACGCCTATTTGCGGGGCATTGTAAAACAGTTTTCTGCCGCTTGGCAGCGTTATTGTCATATAGTCGGTGCCTTGGGTTGCATCCCATTCGTGGGCAAGTATAATGCTACTTACGCCCACGCTGCCGCCTTGAGTGATAACCTGCACAGCGGCGGCATCCACCTTGTACCACAGATCCCTTATGCGTTTGTTGGCATCACGCCAACGGCTCACAATATCGGGCAGATCCTCCTCCGGTATGCCCATATCAAGTGCACCCATATTGATAAGTGCGCCGGTGCTGCCCTGGTAGCCGAGGGCAAGCTCTGCAACCTTACCTTTTTGCCGGAGGGCATATTCGGGGTTGCCCTTTTTTATAAGGTCAATGGGCACGCCGAACATCTGCGAGGCTGATGCCTCATATATTTTGCCGTGGGTGCGGAAAACCTCAAGCCTCCACTCCTCACCGGCAAGCCAAGAAATAACACGGGCCTCAATGGCCGAAAAGTCGGCATCAATCAGCACATTACCGGGTGCGGCTATAAATGCGGTGCGTATCAGCTGTGAGAGCGTGTCCGGCACACTGCCGTAAATGCACTTTAATGCATCCAACTTACGCCCTTTTACAAGGTCACGGGCAAGCTCCAGCGGCTCTGTATAGGTGCGGGGTAGGTTTTGCACCTGCACCAAACGCCCTGCCCAGCGGCCCGTGCGGTTGGCTCCGTAAAACTGTAAGAGCCCACGCACACGCCCATCCCGGCACACAGCCTGTTCAATGGCATCGTATTTTTTGGTGCTTGTTTTACCGAGCTCCTGCCGGATCTCAAGCATACGCTGTACCTCCGGGCTGTTATCGTCACGGGCAAGCATTTTGGCAACGGTGTCCTTGCGGAGCCCGTTTATTTCCTCGCCGATTTCACTTTCAAGCCAAGATGCAAGCTGCTTTACGCTGTTGGGGTTGCTTAACCCGGATATTTTCACAGCCTCGGTTGTAAGGGTGTTGCGGACCGTTGCCCCAAGCTCAAGGGCACCCTCAACCATCCCCATATCAATAGCAACGCCTCGGCTGTTTATAATAAGATCCGTTTCCCATTCCTTTTGCACAAAGTCTGGCACGGGTACCGCCGAAAGCCT